CCAGCATCGTCATCATCTGGCTGGTGATCAACGAGCTGCTGTCCATCCTGGAGAATGTGTCGGCCATTGGGGCTCCGGTGCCTGGTTTCCTCCAGGCCCTGCTCAAGAAGTTGAAAGTACACGCTGAGGATACGGCAGCGGACAAGCTGCCGGGAGAGGAGGACAACAACAATGAGTAAGCGAGTGTACATCAGCCCCAGCGACCAGACGGAAAACCGCTACGCCTGGGGCAATACCAACGAGCACGCCCAGTGCCAGAGGATCGCCGAGGCGGAGGCTGCCGCCCTGCGCCGCAGCGGCGTGGAGGTGAAGCTGGCGGCCTTCGGCACCACCATGGCCCAGCGCTGCGCCGAGTCCGATGCCTGGGGCGCGGACATCCACAACTGCGTCCACACCAACGCCTTTAACGGCAAGGTGTCTGGCACCCGGATGTTTTGCTACAGTGTCCCCGGCAAGGGGTACGACGCCTGCAAGGCGGTGTTTGACCAGCTGGCCCCGCTGACGCCGGGAACGTCTGAAAACATCCAGGCCAACCCCCGGCTGTTCGAGGTGCGTGTACCTAATGCGCCGTCGGTGTACTGCGAGTGCGAGTTCCACGACGCCGCCGAGGGTGCCAAGTGGATCGTGGAGCACACCACGGATATCGGCGAGGCCATCGCCAAGGGCCTGTGCAAGTATCTGGGCGTGACCTACGTCCCGACCAAGCAGGAGTCCCCTAAGCCCGCCCAGCCGACCGGCGATAAGCTGTATCGCGTCCAGGTCGGCGCCTTCGCCGTCCGGGAAAACGCCGAGAAGATGCTGAAGCGTTTGAAGGACGCCGGGTTTGACGGGTTCATCCGGGAAGGTTCGAGATGATGTGAAGAGAGCGTCACAGTAACTGTCTTAAAAATCTGGACGAAACCGGGGCAACAATGCGCCGACCCCCTGTTTCCGCCAAGGCTCCGCAAGTCCACGGCGAATATGATCGCCATGAATACAAATTACCGAGACATTCGCGCAAAACTGCGCAGCATGGCCCCTCAACGTGCCATTGATTACATCGCCGCGCTTGATCTTCCGGAAGACGAAGCGTTTTGCATCATCGCGTGCGACGTCAAGCAACAATCCAGACAGCAGGTGGCAAACAGGCTGTTTGCGTCGGTCGAGTATGTCAAGAAGCGCCGCCGCAACGGTTACCAAAAGATTGCCGACCATATCAAAAACCCATAAAGTAAAGACCCAACAAAGACCTTTTTCAGGCTCTTTGTTGGGTTTTTTTTGCTGTATTTTATAGATATACAAGGGGGTGCGGCGAAATGAGCGTAATGGAGCGGCTGTTGGCGTGTGGGTATACGGCGGATATGGCACGTGATATATGCAATCAATACGGATCTGACACCGCCGGATTGCTTCCCCTTGTGCGCATTGTAGAGCTCTTGCACGACGATAGGCGCGAATATGTATAGCTACTACAACGAGAACCCAAAAGGGAAAAACACAGGGGACTGTACCGTCAGAGCAATATCAAAAGCCACCGGCAAGGACTGGGGCGAGACGTATTTGCGACTGTGCATCCAAGGATATCTTGACGGGGATATGCCGTCTGCAAATGCTTGCTGGGGCCGGTATCTCCGCAGCATCGGATACCGGCGGTACATCGTACCGGACACTTGCCCGGATTGCTACACGGTGGGACAGTTTGCGGAGGATCACCCGGTAGGCAACTATATTCTGGCCCTGTCCGGCCATGTGGTTTGCGTGCAAAATGGCACGATCTGGGACAGCTGGGACAGCAGCAACGAGAACGTATTGTATTACTGGGTTAAGGAGGACTGATTATGGCTTACACACCTTACGGATGGCAGAACCCCTATTATCCACCCCCAATGCAGGATAACCTGATGCAGATGCGGCAAATGCAGCAACCACAGATGCAATCTCAAATTCCGCAGGCCCTTCAAAATCCGGTGGCGCAGAGCGGTGTACAGTGGGTCAGCGGCGAACAGGAGGCCCGAAACTGGATGATCGCGCCCAACGCCGCCGTGGCGTTGTGGGACAGCTCCGCACCGACTGTGTATCTCAAACAGGCCGATGCAAGCGGCAAGCCGACGCTCAAAGTATACGACCTTGTAGAGCGGCTTGCAAGCGCCCCTGACGCGCAGAAAGCGCCCGCTGCGGAATATGTGACCCGTAAAGAGTTCGACGCGCTGGCGGCGCTTGTGAGCGAAATGAAGGGCAAGAAGCGCAAGGAGGAAAAGAGCGATGAATAATCCGTTTTTCGGTGCAATGGGCGGCGGCAACGGCTTTATGCAGATGGTGCAGCAGTTCCAGCAGTTCAAGGCAAATTTTCATGGCGACCCCAAAGCAGAGGTCGAAAAACTCTTGCAGAGCGGGAAACTCTCACAAGCTCAGCTGAACCAGTTGCAGCAGATGGCGAAGCAGTTCCAAAGCCTGATGCAGTAAGCAAGTTTAAGCAAGTTTAAGCAAGTTTAAGCAAAGTTTAAGCAAAGTGTTTGCTAAATTATTAGGTTAATCAATATCGTGGCCACGATTTGATAATAAAAAACTGAAAGGAGTTTTTCTATGTCTCTTTCTTCTGACGGCGCTCCCATGCTGACAATGCCCGTGGCACCCACTAACTCCGGCGGCAACGGCGGTTTTGGATGGGATGGTAATGGCAGTTGGTTCATCATCATCCTGTTCCTGTTTGCCTTCCTTGGCTGGGGTAATAACGGCTGGGGCAACAACGGCGGCAATTCCGGCGGCGTGGTAGACGGCTATGTGCTGTCTTCCGATTTTGCCAACATTGAGCGCAAGATGGATCTCATCAACGGTGGGCTGTGCGATGGCTTCTATGCCGCGAACACCACGCTGCTGAACGGCTTTGCCGGTGTCAACCAAAACATGAACAACGGTTTCCAGACCGCTGAACTGTCTCGCGCCAACCAGCAGGCCGCGCTGATGCAGCAGCTCAACGCCATGCAGATGCAGGCTGCCGAGTGCTGCTGCAACACCCAGCGCAGCATCGAGGGCGTGCGCTACGACATGGCCGCGCAGGCGTGCGACACGCGCAACACGGTGCAGAACGCGACCCGCGACATCGTGGAAAATCAGAACGCCAACAGCCGCGCCATTCTGGACTTCCTGACCAACTCCAAGATGCGCGATCTGGAGAGTGCAAATCAGGAGCTGCGTCTGGCGGCGTCTCAGTCTGCGCAGAACAACTATCTTATTTCGCAGCTTCGCCCGTGCCCTTCTCCCGCTTACATTACCTGCAACCCGTGGGCGGGTAGCGGCTATGGTGGATGTGGATCCGGTTGCGGCTGCTGATAACTGCATAGCATAGCTTTTTGTTGGCAATGTTTTGTTAACGTCAACAAAATGTTCGGCCCCGTGCCGATACTAAACCAAAGCGGCGGGGCAATAGCCCTGCCGCTGATTTTATGAAAGGAGTTTTCTATGCCTGAATACACTGCGATTGCCACGCAGACTGTGGCGGCAAATCAGAATGTGCTTTTTACCGAGGCACCGATCCCCTGCACAAAGGGCCTTATCACTCACCGGGTAGGCTCCGGCCTGTTTAACCTTCGCGGCAACTGCTCTCAGTGCCGCGCCCGCTACAAGGTGGACTTTATCGGCAACATTGCCGTAAGCACCGGCGGGACCCCAGGCCCCATCTCCGTTGCCATTGCGGTTGACGGTGAACCCCTGCTGTCCTCCGTTGCGACGGTTACGCCCACGGCTGCGGAGGCGTTTTTTAACGCAGCGGCATCTGAGTACGTTGACGTTACAAAGGGCTGCTGCGCGTCGCTGTCCATCCGCAACGTGAGCGGCGAAGCCATTGACGTGAGAAACGCGAACCTTATCATTACCAGAGTTTGCTGAGAAAGGAGAACACAATGGGAATGAAATCTATGTATAATCTGCGCGACATGCTCTGCAAGGAGCTTGACGAAATCGCCCGCAAGGGTGAGCTTGGCGCGGGAGACCTCGATATCGCGCATAAGCTGACCGACACCATCAAGAACATCGACAAGATCGAGACGCTTGAAGAGGGCGGTTATTTTAGCCGCTATCACGACGACGATATGCGCAATTCGTATGGGAGGGGCGTCTCTTACGCGAGACGGCACTATGTCCGCGGGCATTACAGCCGCACGGACGCAACTGAGCATCTGCGCAGCCAGATCAACGATATGATGCGCGAGACTGACGATGACCGCATCAAGGATGCCCTGCGTCGTGCAATGGACATGATGGAGGAATAAAGGGGGTAGGCCCCGATGATCGACGAAAAGGAGCTGCAGCTTTGGATCTCTCGCCTGGAAACGGAAAAATCCAGCTGGACGAACTACGAAAAGCTGGCGACGCTGTATACCATCCAAAACCAAAACCGTGGGAAGGGCGAGCCGCCGGCGATGCCGCGATACTCTGCCGCGCCCGCAAAGGAGTACGGAGATAGCGATTTCCTCCGCGCGGTGGCCCGCGTTGACCCGGCCCGTGCGTGGGAAGTGATGGACGAACTCATGGACAGCTTGAAGGTCGTCAACGAGCGAGTGTATAACAGCGTTATGCGCAAGCTGGAAAAGTGAAAAATCCCCCGTCATTTACGGCGGGGGATTTTTTAGGCATATTTGCCCTTTATGTCCATGAAGGTAAAATATGCCTAACGCGGTGTTACAAAAAACGCGCCATCGTTGTCTGCATCAATCCGCCTGATGAAGCGCGTCCAAAATTCCTTTTTTTCGTTCCGCGAGTATGTATCATATTCGCCCAGCCCATCTTTTAATGCGTCAAGGTCTGTCTCTGGCTTTTCCTCCACGGTTTCCAGTGCCCTTTTCAAACTCGCGTATTCCGCTTTATAATCGCCAAGCTCAATCAGATCGTTTAGGTATAGCGTTTTTAGCTTGCTCATTTTCTTTCGTATCGAGTCCGCGCTGTGCGTGGGCTTTTTTTCTGCCTTTTTATAGTACCGATTGTTCCGTTCTGCGATTCCCTCCATCTCGTGTAGTAGGTAGTCTTCCAGCGCATCTTCTCGGATCCTTTTTGTATGCGGGCAAGCGGAGTTGTCAAACATCCGCGTCCGGCATCGGTAGTATGTATATGTTTTTTTTACGGTTTCCGATTGCATCGTTTTCCCGCACTCTTTGCAGCGCAATATCCCGGAAAACAGATACACGCGATCCGTGCCAACTCCCGCACAGCGTTGTGACCGCTGGCGAATAATATCATTTACAAGGTCAAAGTCCTGTTTGCTCACCAGCGCGGGACAGGCATTTTCGATGCCGTACACCTCCCCGATGTAAAGACGGTTCCGGAAATAGTTTACATACTTGTTATAAGCCCGGTCAATTCCCCATGTATCAAGCATATATCGCTTTACGGCAAGGACGCTTTTTAGCCGGATAAACGCGGCAAACATATCTCGCGCCGCATCTGCCGTGCCGTTATCAATCTGGTATTGCCTGTCCTTGATGGCATAACCTAACGGTGCTTTTGAGCCTGCCGGCTGCCCTTTTGCCCGTTTCCCATCATTGATAAATTTGATTCGTTCGCTTGTGCGGTCGGCCTCATCTTGCGCAACGGAAAGCATGATATTGACCTTTAATCGCCCGGACGCGGTGCGCGTCTCGTAGTCCTCTTCCGTCGCTTGCCATGTTACGCCGTATCGGTCGAGCTGCGTTTGCACGTCATAATACCCCGCGACATTGCGGAACCAGCGGTCAAGCTTAATAAATAGAATCGTGTCTACCTTCCCCGCTTTGCAATCGCCCAGCAGCCGCAGGAGCGCCGGACGTTTTTTATACGGCTTTCGCGCGGATATTCCCGCGTCCTCATAGATACCCGCCACGGTCATTTTGTGTTCTTGGGCATATCTTGTCAGCGCATCTCTTTGCTCTTGCAATGACAGGCCATGCCGCGCCTGTTCGTCGCTCGACACGCGGATATACAGTGCTGCTCTCATCACCGCCCCCTCCAAAATCCGTAATCTGCGCAATGCAAATCGACATACACGCACCACGCGGTCAGTAACACCACCACCACAAATAAAATAAAAATCACGGCGTTGCGGATATGGACACCACGCCGCATAATCTCGATCATGTCTTCCTTTGCGTCAACATGGCGCTCCAGCTCGTCGTTTCGCGCCTGCAAGGTCTCCTCGTTCCTTGTCAGCCGTTCGGAAATTCCGAACACCTCGTCAAGTGAGATCCCAAGCGCCTTGCAGATAGGCGCGACGGTGTAAATAGACGGGGCTTTGGAAAACTTTGAAAAGAAGTTCTGCACGGTGGACAGCGGCACGCCGGAAGTGTCTGAAATTTCCTGATAGGTCAGTTTCAATTCTTCTTTGCGGATTTTGCACACCTCTTGGATGTTCATTTATACCACCTTAATTTCTTCGATTTTCACGCCGCGAAGTCACAAGATGAGGGCTTGCCGAACCTCGTCGAGCGCTGTCTTATTGCAAGGTTTTGGCGTTGAAATAGTTAAGCAAAGCGGAGTATGGTCAAATCATGCAGCGGCAACCGCTCCGTGCTGTCTGCACAGAGCCCCCGCCGTTGTTGCGGAGACGGCGGGGGCTTTTCTCTTACTTCATACCAAGGAGTTTGCCAAGTTTTCTTTGCCGCCCCGCTTTGGTCGTGGGAATCCCAGTTGCTTTTGAAATTTTTCTTTTCATCTTTGTGATTCCGAGCGCACGTTTCCAGCTAAAGGACAGGCCGGGGATTTTGCTTTTTGACATTTGGCACACCACCTTTTATTTTTGTATTTTCTCCCGAACTTTTGTGCAATAATCGACACATAGCCCCGTTACTATCAATTATTTGGAGGGACACAAAATGTTGCGCGAAGAAGAAAACCATGCTATTATTATTAGAGAGCGCCTAAAATCTGAGGTGCTATCACTTACTGACAGCCAGGCGGAATATGTTTTATGGAGGCTAGAATGTTTATTGCAAGAAGAGAATTAAATAATCTGCGGGAAGAAAACCGCAAACTTAAATTGCAGCTTGCAGAGGCGCAGGAAGCGGAGCGAGAATACAACCGCCGATCTGCCATCATTGACAAAGCGGCGCTTCCGAAATGCAAAAGCATCGCGTGCTCTGGGTGTAAGCATGTTGTGGTCCGCTATACTACTTGGGGTGGTTGGTACGTTCTTGGCTGCGGGAAAGACAATCCCTGCAAAGACTACGAGCCGACAGACATTACCCCCGAAAAAGCTGAAGCTATCCGAGAAGCGCTGAACATTCAGTGGCAATATAATTAACCAGAGAACAAGCAATTCAGCAGAAACCCGAAAACAGCACCTATTGCAGCAACGAGGCAATCCCTCGCCGTTATAGACCACGCTTGGGAGTTTTCTTTCTGCGCATATGCAAGATAATTAGCCCCTCTTTGGCGAGCAATAAGCCCTCGCTTTTCGCCATTTACAAGGCAATATGCAAAGCTATGACCGCAGAGTACATCAGCATCATTTTCATTATGCGCGGTTATCAATACGGCATCGGTTCGCGCTTGCTTTAAAAGCTTTAGCTGCGCCTTTGTCAAAGCGATATACGGGAAGTCATCTTTCTTGTTATCAAGATCGCTTTCCCACTTTTGCCGCTCTGCATCGGTCAATATCTTATCATGCGGATTAGTCGGAATAAAAACATTACTCATAGTACTTGTTTTGCGCTCAATACAATCGGAAGGAGTTTTTCACACTGAGCGTCGGACAAATCATCAATAGCTACCAATAGCGCTTTCTTTGCTGCGCTTAAGCCCTCGCCCTCGGTCTTCGGATCGGGGGCTTTTTTTGCGCCATCTTCCGGCAGGATGGGAAGCTCGTCTCCATCCAGCTCGGCAAGGGTGATGCCGAAATGGTCGGCGATCTTCTGGCGGGTCTTTGGGTGCGGAATAACCTCCCCGCTTTTCCAATTCGAAACACTCTGAATGTTTACGCCGATGATTTTTGCAAAACGATACGATGAGTAGCCTTTGCTATCCATGCAAAAATTAAAGTTTAGAGTAAATCCCATAAAAATATCAGTCGAACTTTGGTTGTTTTGACAGTCGAATTTAGCTTGACTATTAGTCTAACTTCGACTACAATAGATGTCGTGGATAGGCAATAAGAGACCTGACCACCCCGGCAAATCGAGCTGGTGAGAAACATATAGTTGTCGCAAACTTAGAGTATCACCAATGCTCCAATTTGTCAATATATTTAATCAAAGTTGGAGGTGAAAAAGTGAACGCTACTATTAACGACCGGTTGGAGAACGCTCTGATCGAAGTCGTTGAAAGGTTTGCGGCACAGAGTTCGACCGCCGCAGAGGTGGAAGCTCTTGCAGCGGTCGCACAGGTGTTGGCTGATATGCAGAAGGGTTAGTTTTTGCCGTTAGACAGGGTCAACAGGCGGTCGTAGATTTCCTCGAAGAAATCAGCAACATTTTTTCCGCCGGCTTTGTCGGCAGATGTTGTTGAGCTTGTCATTTTGGCGATGACGATTTCTTTTGCGATGTCAAGCGCGTAACGCTTAATAGGATCCATGAGATCACCTCCTTTCTGTACTCCATTTTACTACAGAGCGGAGGAGGTGCACAACAGCAATGAAAGGAGAGGATAAATTGAATTTTCCTGAAAACCTTGCTCGGCTGCAAGCCGAGCGCGGCGAGACGAATTACCGTCTTGCAAAAGAAATCGACGTATCGCAGACGTCGATCAAAAACTGGAAAGAGAGCGTGTGCCGCCCTCACCCGCGCCAAGTCAAAAAGCTGGCAAAGCACTACGGCGTTACCGTAGATGCGCTGCTAAAATCCAGCGATGGGCAGTAAAAAAATGCCCCGCCCAATGTTGCAGCATCGAGCGGGACGGCGGAACAAATCTTAGGCTTAGATATGTGTCCTGTGGCTATTTTAGCACAGGGGAAAGGAAAAGGCAATGAGTAAAAAGCCGGAATACAAAATCATTTGGGTCACGCCCCCCGACCCTGTAAAGCTGGGGACGATCATGGGCGAGATTTACGCCCGTGGAAGAGGGCTTGAGTTTGTCGGCCTTGTGCCGAACGAGAAGAAGTGTGGAGGTGCGAAATGAGCGCGTTTGCATGGGCGCTGACGTATATCGGGGCCGCTACGGTGAGTTATCTGTTTATGTGGCTGCTGGACAAACTGGACAGGCCGGGGAAGTAAAATTAATAGGGAGGAAAGACGATGCGGGACGTGCTGAAAGCGGCGGGGCGACCGGTATGAGAAGCGCGATACAGTATAGCGAGCCGGAGCGCCCATTGGAGCCGAAGGACTACGATCTTCCCGTCTGCCCCGTGTGCGGGGAGGAGACGGACACCTACTACAAAAACAAGGACGGCGTCATCGTGGGATGCGAGTTTTGCATCGACGCGGTGGACGCATGGGAGGAAAAGGAATGAATATGAGCTTGTACCACATCGATCAGGAGCTGGAGAACCTGATCGACCAGGAAACCGGCGAGGTGCTTGATTTTGATGCGTTTGAGGCGCTGCAAATGGCGCGGGACGCCAAGATCGAGGGCGTACTCTGCTGGACAAAGAATCTGGCGGCGGAGGCAAAGGCTATCCGCGAGGAGGAGAAGGAGCTTGCCGAGCGGCGCAAGGCTATGGAGAGCAAGCGGGAAAAGCTGCTTGCCTATGCAGAACGGGCGCTGGGCGGCGCGGCGTTCCAGACGGCGCGGTGTGCCGTGACGTATCGCAAAAGCACGGCGGTGGAGATCACCGACATGGACGCTGTGGTGCAGTGGTGCATGGACAACGGCTACGACGGCAAGATCACCTTTGCCCAGCCCACGGTGAGTAAGACGGACATCGCGCCGCTTCTCAAGTCCGGCGTGTCTGTGACCGGCGCGGAGCTGTGCGAGAAGCTGAACATGGGGGTGAAGTGATGGATAACATGACGATCTACAATGCAGTTCGTAGTGTGCCGGACAGCGCCAAAAGCCGCATCGAGGCGGGGCGCTTGAAGGGCAAGACAGACATTAACCCCATGTGGCGCATCAAGGCGCTGACAGAGCAGTTTGGGCCCTGCGGCTATGGCTGGAAATACGTTATCACTGACAAGAGGTTGGAGCAGGGCGCAAATGGCGAAGTAGCCGCATTTCTGGACATTGATCTGTTTGTAAAGGCAGGCTGCGCCTGGTCTGACGCTATCCCCGGCACTGGCGGCAGTGCGTTCGTGGCAAAGGAGAAGAACGGCCCATATACCTCCGACGAGTGTTTTAAGATGGCGCTGACTGATGCTATCTCCGTGGCGTGTAAGGCGCTTGGATTTGGGGCGGACGTGTATTGGGACGCCGACAAGAGCAAGTATGGCAAGCCGGATAAGTGCAAAAAGAAGCCGGATAACAAGGCAGATGCGCCGATGCTGTGCGAGCATTGCGGACTTCCCATTAAGTCGGTGAAGCGCGGGGACCGCGTGTATCCCACTAGCGAGATCGCGGAGAACTCCGTGAAGAAGTACGGCAAGCGGCTGTGCTGGGGCTGCATGAAGGCAGCCAACGCGACGGGGAATAACCATGCAGCAGATAACGGTTGATGCGGCGCGGTGGTCGCAGGACAGCGATGGGGCGTGGCTGTGTCTACGTGTGAAGTCTCCAGAGGCGGCAATGGAGTTGTGCGACACCATAAAGCCGGGGAAGGAGTACACCGCCACCATCAAAGGCAAGGGGCGGAGCCTCGATGCAAATGCCTACGCATGGGTACTGCTGGACAAGCTGGCGGCGCACTACGGCGTTGCGAGAGAGAATGTATACCGGCAGGAGATACAGAGCATCGGCGGTGTAAGCGAGGTGCTGTGCCTGCGGGAAAAGGCGGTGGAAGCGTTCTGCCGGAGCTGGGAGCGGAACGGTATCGGCTGGATGACCGATACCGGCCCCAGCAAGCTCAAGGGCTGCGTAAACGTGACTGTATGGTACGGCAGCTCCGTATACGACACGGAGCAGATGGCGCGGCTGATAGACGCCATTGTGCAAGACTGCCGGGATGTCGGCATTGAGACCATGACACCGCGAGAGCTGGATGCCCTCGTTAGCCGGTGGGGAGAGGTTAGCGTATGAACGACAAAAGATGCTTTTTGTGCGGCCGGAATGACACCGGTGACCCGCTGGAGCGTCACCACATTTTTGGCGGCGCGAATCGGAAGAAAAGCGAGAAGTACGGCCTTGTGGTGTACCTGTGCGGCAATCGCTGCCACCGGAACGGGCGCGGCGCGGTACACAAGAACGGCGACCAGATGCGCCGTTTGAGACGGTACGGGCAGCTCAAGGCGATGGAGGAGCAGAGATGGACGGAGGCGGACTTTCGCCGCGAATTTGGGAAAAGCTATTTATGAGAGGAGATAAGAGATGCTGAACAAGATTTTCATCATGGGCCGGTTGACACGCGATCCGGAGCTGCGCAGGACACAGAACGGTACAGCCGTCACCAGCTTTACACTGGCGGTAGACCGGGACTTTAAGAACGCGGACGGCACTAAGGACACGGATTTTATTGACGTGGTTGCATGGCGCACCACCGCCGAGTTTGTGTCCAAGTATTTCTCCAAGGGGCGCATGGCCGTGGTGGAGGGCCGCTTGCAACTGCGGGACTGGACGGACAAGGACGGCAATAAGCGCCGGAACGCCGAGGTGCTGGCGGACAACATTTACTTTGGCGATGCCAAGAAGGACGCGGACAGCGGCGCCAAGAAATACGCGGGCGGACAGTTCGGGGAGGTGGACGAGGACTTCGACACGGACGACGATCCGCCGTTTTGATAGGAGGTAGAGCGGCATGGATTACTGGCACAAGCGGTACACCTGCCCATACTTTACCAGCAGCGAGAAACGGCGGGTCTGCTGCGAGGGAGGTAGCCGCGTCAGCTTTGAGACGGGCGGCGCGGCATCCCGCTTCATGAGTCAATTCTGTGCCGGGGCGTGGGAGCATTGCACCATCGAACGGCACCTGACGGCCGAGTACGAAAGGCAGGAAGAAAAGAATGGGGAGTAGGCGTATCGCCGAAGGAGTGAGAGGCGGTGCATAGTGGCTCTTGAGTACATCCCCTTTTATTACAGTTATCGCAAGAAATTAGAGAAACTTTCAGATCAAGAGGTAGGTCGGCTTGTACGGGCTTTGCTGAAATATGGCGAGACCGGAGAGACGGAGGAACTTACGGGACGGGAGTCAATCGCATTTGATTTTATTGCGGACGATATAAATAGGGCGAAAGCGGCGTATGACGAGAGATGCGCGAAGAACCAGCGCAACATCGAAAAGCGATATGCACGTCGCGAGGGTACGACCGTATACGATGGTATACAATCGAATACGACCGTATACGAAACGTACCAAACCAAAGACAAAACCAAAGACAAAACCAAAGATAATACACTCCCACCTAACGGTGTGAGTGATACGCGCGCGAAGCGCTTCACGCCACCATCCGCTGATGATGTATCCGCCTATGTTCAGGCGCAGGGCTATCACGTCAACGCAGATCGCTTTGTCGCCTTCTACGAGCAAAAGGGGTGGATGGTAGGCAAGAACCGCATGAAAGACTGGAAAGCCGCCGTGCGGAATTGGGAGACGAGGTGGAAGGAGGAACACGGCGATGGACATAACGGCGATGCTGGAGCACCTGCGAAAAAATGGAATATCCCCGGAGAAGTCGTACTTTGAGTGCCCGGTCTGCGAGGACAGGGGCTATACGGCCACACGCAGCGCCACCGGGGAGCTTGTGACCCGTATCTGCCCTTGCCAGATACGCAAGGACAACCAGCGGCGCATTGCGCGTAGCGGGCTATCCGGTCTGCTGGAAAGCTGTACGCTGGATACGTACCAGACGGCGGAGCCGTGGCAGAAGCAGGCAAAGCAGATGGCCGAGGCGTATATCACGGATTGGCGCGGGAAGTGGTTTTATGCCGGTGGGACCCCCGGCAGCGGGAAAACGCACCTGTGCACGGCGATCTGCGGGAAGCTGATGGAGGCAGGCTTGCCGGTACGGTATATGCAGTGGCGGTCGGACATTCCATCCATCAAGGCAAAGGTAAACGATGCGGAGCTGTACGCCGATGCCGTTGGAAGGCTGAAAACTATCCGTGTGCTTTACATCGACGACTTTCTCAAGGGAAACGTGACGGAGGCTGACCGGAACATTGCCTTTGAAATACTCAACGCACGATACATAAAGCCGGAGTGTGCCACGATCATCAGTTCCGAGCGGACGATAGGACAGATATTGGACTGGGACGAGGCGATAGGATCCCGCATTGCGGAGCGCGCGAAGGGCTTTACCATGAGCGTGACGGGCAGCGGAAAGAACTGGAGGTTGCGATGAACGACGGCGCATGGAAGATCGCGTCCGGCAGGCTGTGCGTGGCCTGCTTGCAGGAGATGGCGGCGGAATACATCATCGAGCCAGCGTTCCACGGCTGGGCGCGGGGCGTGTGCCAGCGCTGCGGGAAAGACCAGAAACTGACGACGTTCAAGCGTTACACCATGAGCAAGCGCGGACTGGAGAAAAGAGGGTTGTTGGATGAACAGTGATGATCTGATGCGGCTGGGGCCTGCGGCGCAGAAGCAGGTCATGGAGAAGATGCGCAAGCCCGGAAAGTACAAGGCGCAGAAGACGCGGCGCGGCAAGCTGACTTTCGACAGCAAGAAGGAGGCGGAGCGCTATGACGCTTTGTTGCTGCTGCAAAATGCCGGGGAGATACGGGGGCTAAAATTGCAGGTGCGGTACTGCTTGCAAGAGGCGTACACGACATTTGAGGGCGACCGCGTGAAAAGTATCGACTACGTTGCGGACTTCGTGTACGAGCGCAGAGCGGCTCCTGACAGCTACGGCCAGCGGTACTGGCTGCCGGTAGTGGAGGACGTGAAGGGGATGCGTACCAGCGAGTATGCCATGAAAGCAAAGCTGTTCCGCAGTAGGTACGGGTTTGCTATACGGGAGGTGTGAAGCGTGAAACAACAAATCGCATTGAATGTAGACTGCATGGAGTATATGCGGACGCTTCCGGATAAGGCATTTGATCTTGCCATTGTAGACCCGCCGTATGGAATTAGCATTCATGATAGTGGACGATTGAAAAAATACAATGCCACTGAAACAAGATGGGACGATGCGACTCCGGGTGATGTGTATTTTAGCGAATTAAAAAGATGCAGCAAAAACCAAATAATATGGGGGGGGAATTATTACGATCTTCCGCCTTGTAGGGGATTTATTATTTGGGACAAAAAGCAGCCGGAAGATATTTCTTTTGCATCTTGCGAATTTGCATGGACTTCTTTCGATACATCTGCGAGAACTTTTTATTACTCGCCGTTGCAAGAAAAGGGGCAAAGAATACATCCAACGCAAAAGCCCGTGGCATTGTATGAGTGGCTGCTGATTAAGTACGCCAAAGAAGGCTGGCGCATACTGGATACACACTTGGGAAGTGGAAGCAGCAGGATAGCGGCCTACAACCTCGGCTTTGAGTTTGTGGGGTGCGAGATCGAACCGACATATTTCCAACTGCAGGAACAGCGGTTTGCGGAACATACGGCGCAAGAAAGGTTGTGGTGACGCATGGGAACGCAGCATTTGAGCCGGGACGACCGGATTTTTATGGACGGAAAGCGCAGAGGTACGCAGGAGTGCATGGACATGGTGGCGATGGCACTCATCGACAAGTGCGGCTGGCACGTCCAGGAGGAGACGCCGGACAGCCGCGACACGTTGAGTATCGCGTACCTGTACGAGTGTCTGGAAAAGATCACACAGGAGATCAACGAAGGCCGCATCAAGCGGAAGCACATCAAGGACGTGCTGAAGGACGAGTGCGGCGTGGTGTTTGGAGATTGATATGAAAGTTTTGGAGTTATTTGCCGGGACACGGAGCATTGGCAAAGCGTTTGAAGCGCGTGGGCACGAAGTGTTTTCTGTCGAGTGGGACAAGCACTTTGAAAACATTGACTTGTATGCCGACATCATGACGGTCACGGCTGATGACATCGTTCAGCGGTTTGGAAGGCCGGATGTGATATGGGCAAGCCCGGACTGCACGACATTCAGCATTGCGGCAATCAGCCATCACAGGCGCAAGAACGCCGTTACCGGCAATCTTGATCCTGTCAGCGATTATGCAAGATTCTGTGATGTGGTCGATCAACATGTTTTACATCTTATCCGTGAGCTGAAACCGAAGTTTTACTTCATCGAAAATCCCAGTGGCGGTATGAGGAAGATGACGTGGATGCAGGGGCTTCCCCGTTATACGGTTACATACTGCCAGTATGGTGACACAAGAATGAAGCCAACTGACATCTGGACAAACCATCCTAATCCGCAGTTTAAGCCGATTTGCAAAAACGGTGATCCGTGCCACGAAAGAAGCCCAAGAGGGGCAACCATCAGGAAGGCAAAGCAAATGGGTATCATCCTTCCCCGTGGTGGAACAAGTGCGCTGAAGAACAGTATGGAAAGGTCAAAGATTCCTCCCGCCCTGTGCGAACACATCGTGGACATTTGCGAGGGGGGGGAGTGAAATGTCACAGTCTGTTAAAGCACCATTTAAGCTTTCGTATACGCAGCCATCATTAGATTGGTTTGAGACTATCAACGTAGAGATCAAGCCAGACGACTACTGTTACTTTAAGCTCCAGCGGAGATATGGCACTGACTGGTGGCTTATCGGACAAAATCCGCCCCCAGAAAATTCTACACAGCGCGAATGGTCGGAAACAGAGCTCGGGAGAATTTCCTGCCGTGACATTGCAAAGTTTGTTGAGTGGGCGAGAATTGACGGCGGTGGAAGCAAAAATGTTGAAATCTCGGCAATTAGTGGAGCTTTCGACCTTCTTCGCGAAATTAAAGCGCTTTTGCTTAACCCCGGCATCGCCAAAGCTATGGCGGAGCAATGGGGAGGAGACATTAGGGAATGTGAGGGGAGACAATGAACAACGATTTAATGTTTTCGTCAAAATCTGAAATGTGGGAGACCCCGCAAGCCTTCTTTGACGACCTCAACAACCTCTTCCAATTTACGCTGGATGCCTGCGCAACGCCAGAAAACGCGAAATGCGAACGCTATTTCACTCCAGAGATGGACGGGCTGAAACAGAACTGGGACGGCGTTGTGTGGTGCAATCCCCCATACGGACGCGGCGTTGGGGCGTGGGTAGAGAAAGCACATCGAACCGCCGAGGAATCAGACGCAACGGTTGTTATGCTGCTTCCGGCGAGGACGGATACCGCTTGGTTCCACGATTACTGCTACAACGACAAATATGCAACCATCAATTTCGTGCGTGGGAGATTAAAGTTCGGTGGAGAAAAGAACAGTGCCCCATTCCCAAGCATGGTTGTGATTTTTCGCCGCCCCGCGAAAGCGCTACATTAGGGAGGAATGACCATGTACATCGGAGACCCATTTAGCTGGAAGCCTGCCGCATTTAAGGGCAGTAACGGCATTATGAGCGTGACCACGAAAGAGACGACTGCGCACGGGCGCGTCGTCTATATCAACGAGGCGCACCGCTACTTTACGGCGGAGGCGGATATCAACGGAAATAAGCTCAGAGAGAGCTTTAAATTTTAACAAAAATCAGGAGGAATTTCATCATGAACAACAATCAGGACTACATCGTTCGCTGCGACCGCGCAGGCGTGTTTTTCGGCAAGATCAAGGAGCGCAACGGCTCCGAGGTCACCATGACCGAGGTTCGCAAGCTGTGGAACTGGGACGGCGCGTGTGCCGTGGAGCAGTTGGCGCAGGACGGTACGAAAGCCCCGGGCAACTGCCGTTTTACCGTGACGATCCCCGAAATGACCGTGCTGGGAGCGATCCAGATCATCCCGTGCACAGATGCGGCATCTGCGTCGCTCCGCGGCGTAAAGGAGTGGAAGAGATGACACTTCATGAGAAGATCAAAGCCTTCTTGTCTGTGAACTACGGCTCCGGCGACGGCTACGGCTCCGGCTACGGCGACGGCTCCGGCTCCGGCTACGGCGACGGCGACGGCTACGGCTACGGCGACGGCTCCGGCTCCGGCTCCGGCTACGGCTCCGGCTACGGCGACGGCTCCGGCTCCGGCTCCGGCTACGGCGACGGCTCCGGCTCCGGCTACGGCTCCGGCTACGGCGACGGCTACGGCTCCGGCTACGGCGACGGCTCCGGCTCCGGCTACGGCTCCGGCGACGGAATTAAGAGTTTCAACCGGGAAACGGTCTATCAAATCGACGGTGTCAATACGCTGATTCGTTCCGTGCGCGGCAACACTGCGCACGGGGCAATCGTGAACGTCGATTTGACGCTCACGCCGTGCTACATCGTCAAGCAGGGCAATCTTTTTGCACACGGCGAAACGCTGCGCGAGGCAATGGAGGCGCTGCGAGAAAAGCTATTTGAGGATATGCCGGAAGATGAGCGCATTGATGCGTTCCTGCGAGAGACAGACCGCGAGAAAACGTATCCGACGCAGTATTTTTACGGCTGGCATCACCGTTTGACCGGCTCATGCGACATGGGGCGAAAGCAGTTTGCCCGAGACCACGGTGTAGACCTCGAGCACGGCATGATGACGCTGACGGAGTTTTTGGAGTTGACGAAAAATGCTTATGGTGGCGACGTGATCCGAAAAACGATTAGTAAGATGCAGGAGGTGGAGTGATGGTTTCGGACGAAACATTGAAAAAGCTGCAAGAGCAAATTGCGGCATGGCCAATGACGCAGCGGTTCGTGGTGCAGCAGCTCATTGAGGACTACCGGAGGAATCGAGAGGACCTGCGCGCCTACAAGGCGACGGGGTTGAAACCGGAGGAAGTTCTGCCGAAAGATAAGGCAGACGAGATCGCACTGAAGCTGATGCGTCTTGCTGATTTAGAAAGCCTTTGCAACTATACCCGCTTGCGCGAGCTGGCCGAGGCCGACAAGGACGGTCGGCTGGTGGTGCTGCCGTGCAAGGCGGGAGATACGGTGTATGAGGTTACAAGTCGAAAAACCATAAGCGAATACCGAGTAAAGGCAATTCGCGTGGAATTGTTTTGTACATTCATTGAATGGGATATCGTAGCCGGGTTTGTTGATAAATCCATTTTCGGCGTACCGGTCGATGAAATCGGCAAGACCGTATTCCTCACCCGCGAGGAGGCGGAGAACGCATTGGGGGCGATGAAGGATGACTGAATTAAGGCATTGCCCATTTTGTGGCGGTGAAGCGGTTATAAACGTCAACCCGGACGCAGTGGAGGACACGCAAGGTAGACGTTGGGCGTATAATGCCGTGTGCATTAGGTGTTGCGCAACGTCAGGTCTTACATATACGCCCAAAAAGGCTAAAGAAGTATGGAACAGGAGGGCTGACAATGGGTGAATACATTGAGCGCCGCACGGCAATTGAGCATTTGAACGTTTGGTGCGGCGGGTGTGGAAGCGCGGTGGAATGCATCCTCGCAGAGCCCGCCGATGATGTGGCCCCGGTGGTGCGGTGCAGGGATTGCAAGCACAGCTACGAGGATTTGGGTGGTCTGTACTGCTCCTACGGCCCGTGCGTGGATTGCGTGGTGCCAGAGGACTTTTTCTGCCAATACGGAGAACGGAGGGCAAGCGATGGCGAATAAAAATGATATGCTGGAAGCCTTAGAGGAGATCGAGAACGGTATGATCCGCATTAAGGAGAAGCGGAGCATTTGGCAGAATAGCCTTGTATATGCGCTCTGCCAAGCTGTGCGGCTGCTGCTGATAGACAAAATCAAGGAAGGGCGGAAATGAGGATTGAGTATCTATGTAAACTTTGACCACATGATTGACTATCTCAGGAAAGTTCGTCAGAGCAGAAACATTAACAACTCACCATACATGGATAATGCTTTGCTCAATATGCAGCAACTTTTAGAATTTGACATATACAATCCAATATTGTTCGATTATGTCGAAATTGGGGGTTGCGACGGTTGCGCGTGGAATGGCGTTCGGCATCAGCGGTGTTCGTGCTGCCGCAGAAACAGATCGTTGAAAGACGGATATACCAAAGGGAGGGCGGGCAATGGCTGATTTTATCGAGGTGCATCAACTGAGCAAGCCACGGTTGGTCAACCTGGACTGGGTGGAAGATATTTGGCCAACGGAGAATGGGACGCAGATTTATTTTGCGTTTACCAGCCCTGATGCTACGTCACAGGATTTTATAACAACAGATGAAAGCTACGACAAGATCAAACGCATTATAGCCTATCAGCGGGTCGAAAGGGGGTAAAAAGATGGCACAAAGGTTGATTGATGCTGATCAAATGGCCGTGGACGAATCCGAGGCCTATATGTCTGCACAGGTGCAGATTACAGACGATTTGAAATGGCTTGTAAACTTTGCCGCACACAGCAAAATCCAGAGGCTCATAGCCGATACACCCACCGTAGACGCAGAGGTCGTGGTGCGCTGCAAGGAGTGCGAACACGCCGAACGGTATGAGCGGACAGATGGAACCGCAGGCTATTACTGCGGACACCCGCAAAACACTTTCGTCTATGGTGATCGCTGGGATCGTGTATTCAAACCGGCAAAAGAGGCGGATGATTTTTGCAGCAGCGGAGAACGGAAGGAAGGTGTGGAATGTTAATTTGCACTTGCCCTAACGAGCTGGAATGTCCCGTATTATTATCAGATGTGGTGTGTGTTCCGTGGTGCGAATATCTATGCGAAGGATCTCCCATCAAGGAAAGGACGGTGACGGCGATGATTGATGAATGCAAGTGGATGCAAGACGAGGTTTGCGTCAACGCAGATTGCCCGGCGTGTGCGGACTTCTGCCCAGTGGCAAATACACCGGGCGTATGCAAATACGAGGAAAGGGGTGATAGCGATGCTCAAAAGGGCAAACGGCAGACCGGTGCCAAATAATCCGGCCAAGGCCTACGAGCTGGGCCGCCTGGATGGCACCAAACAATGCATGGACAATGTTTCCTGCGTGCTGCTGGACAAGTGCGGATTCCATGTGCGGGAGGAGACGGCGGACGAGCACGACACCCGCAGCCTGGAATACTTACAGCAGTGCCTTGTGGAGCTGGTGGAGGCCAAAAACAACGGATACATCAAGATGACCGACATTGAAAAGGCTCTGCGGGGCGAATATAAGATGGTAAACAGCGCGGAGTAAAGGAGGGGAAATGAGCAAAAAGGCGACACTGCCTTATGATGTGCGGTTGGAGTGCATTGCTTATGTGCGTGGATATCCGCGCCGGGTGCGGGCGTATCGAGAGGCCCGGGCGGAGATACTGGGCGGGACGCATAGCGACGCAGAGGGCATGCCAAGAGGACAAGGCATCGGCAGACCCGCCGAGAGCAAGGCGGAGCAGCTGGCCGCCATAGAGAACTGGCCGGAAACCAAGAAAATGCGGGCGGTGGAATATGCCATAGACCGCTGCGGGCTGGATTTGGAGAGCGAGAGCGTCCGCAAGCAGCTTACACAGGGGATCATGCGCAACTGTCAGGGCAAGCACAAGTATTCCCGCAACAAGATCATTGTACCGGGGATCAGCGAGAGAACATTCAGCAGGAGGAAAGAACAGTTTTTGCACGACATCGCCATATATTGCGGATTTGCTGAAAAAGTTGGCACAAATTCCACTTAATGATGTGCTACAATAGGTACAGTGGATGATAGGACATGGTCATTCACGCGATTTCCCAATCATCACTTTTCCTCCCTTCTGTGCGCCGCCGGTATCGGGCGCACCTTACGGCACCGAAAGGTCATACCGGCACAAACAGCCTGTAGGGAAACCTATGGGCTGTTGTTATATGCCGTGCGCTCGTTGCACCCCGCGATCCGGGGCGGGAGGTCGCACCTCCCACACGGCACCAACAGGACCCCTCGCACCTCTCAACGATGTGACCCAGAGGGGACATATGCGGTATAGGTGCCCCGTAAGGGGAGACCTCAGCACGTCAGTGGTAGAGGACAACTACGATCCTGTTTTACCGGCAGAGCCGAAGAGCAAACTGGGCGATGTGTACCAGCTTGGAGACCATCGCCTTATGTGCGGAGATAGCACGTCTTTGGCAGACGTACAGAAGCTCTTGGGGGGGGCACAAATGGATTTGCTGCTCACAGACCCCCCGTACAATGTGGACTATCAGGGCACCGCCGGGAAGATTAAGAACGACAATATGGAGGATACGGCCTTCAGGCGTTTCCTGACGGATGCTTTCTCCAATGCGGCGATGGTCATGAAGCCCGGTGCTCCGTTCTACATCTGGCATGCAGACAGCGAGGGGTATAACTTCCGAGGCGCGTGCAGAGATGCGATGCTGCGTGTCCGGCAGTGCCTGATCTGGGTGAAAAACTCCCTTGTTATGGGGAGACAGGATTTCCAGTGGAAACATGAGCCTTGCCTGTATGGTGAGAGCGAGATTGAAGAGGAAGCGCATGAACCTTGTCTATACGGATGGACGGAAGGCAAGAAGCACTATTTCTTCAAGAACCGCAGGCAGACAACTGTGCTGAATTTCGATAAGCCTGTCAAGTCTGCGGAGCATCCGACCATGAAGCCGATTAAGCTGTTTGATTACCAGATGCAGTGCTCCAGTAAGCCGGGTGAGAATGTTCTCGACCTGTTCGCTGGATCTGGAACAACGATCATGGCAGCGGAGCAGAATGGCAGACACGCTTTCTGCATGGAGTATGACCCGAAGTATGCCGATGTCATTATTGATCGATGGGAAAAGTTTACCGGAGAAAAGGCGGTACTTCTGCATGACGATTGAAGAGGCGCGGGCGATCATCGAAAAAACAAGCAGCCCGCACCTAAAGCGGGACATGGAGAAGTTTATTAAACGCCAGCAGAGAAAGGAGGGCGCGTATGGCAAGGCCAAGAAAGGAAATAGACCAGAAGCAGTTCGAAAACCTCTGCGGCCTGCAATGCACGCTTGAAGAGATCTGCGGCTGGTTTGGTGTGACCGATAAAACATTGGATAGTTGGTGTAAACGCACCTATCATGCCAGTTTTTCCGAGGTATTTAAGCAAAAGCGAGGAGCGGGGAAAATTTCGCTGCGGAGAAGTCAGTGGCAGCTTGCGGCAAAGAACGCAAGCATGGCAATTTGGCTGGGGAAACAGTACCTTGGGCAGCGCGATATTGTTGAGCTGGGTTTGCCGGCAGACAACACGCAGGAGGACGCTTTGAGCGTGAGCCTGCGTGAAATGGCAGAAGGGTTGGAGAGCGATGATTAGCCCGAAGCAGCAGAAAATCCTTGCTTTCCCCTATTCCAAGTATGATGCACTGATCTGCGACGGTGCTGTGCGTTCCGGCAAGACTTCCATCATGATGTGGGCGTTCGTCCGCTGGGCGATGGAGAATTTCAGCGGTCAGCGCTTCGGTGTGTGTGGCCGCACGGTGGATAGCTGCACCAAGAACATCATCGTGCCGTTTACGGCGATGAGCTTGGCAAAGGAGCGCTATATCATCCGCTGGCGGCGCGGCGACAAGGTAATGGAAGTGCGGCGCGGAGCCGTGACGAATTACTTTGAAGTGTTCGGTGGAAAGGACGAGGCAAGCTATACGCTGATCCAAGGCCGCACGCTGGCGGGGGTGCTGCTGGACGAGGTGGTGCTGATGCCGCGCTCGTTTGTGGAACAGGCATTGACCCGCTGTTCAGTAGACGGCGCAAAGCTGTGGTTTTCCTGCAACCCGGGGAGCCCACAGCACTGGTTTTATACAGAGTGGATCAAGCGGCACAAAGAGCGCAACGCTCTGTATCTGCACTTTGAGATGACGGACAACCCCGGCCTGAGCGAAAAGACGCTGGAGCGCTACCAGAACATGTTTACCGGTGTGTTCTACGACCGATATATCCGTGGATTGTGGGTGCTGGCCGAGGGTCTGGTATACGACTTTGGCGAGGAAAACATCGTGGACGATGTGCCGGAGAGCGGGGAATATTACATTTCCTGCGACTACGGCACGCTGAACCCATTTTCTGCTGGTTTGTGGTGCTGGGACGGCAAGACGGCCACCCGCATCCGGGAGTATTACTACTCCGGGCGGGAAGAACACAGAAACAAGACTGACGAGGAATATTATACGGAGTTGGAGAAGCTGGTGGGAGAGCTGCCGGTGATAAGCGTCATCGTGGACCCGTCGGCGGCGTCCTTCATCGAGGTTATCAAGCGGCACGGGAAGTTCAAGGTGCGCAAGGCGGTCAATGACGTGCTGCCGGGCATCGCCACCACGGCGAGGTATCTGCGCAGCGGTGCGCTGAAGATACACAGGTCGTGTAAAGACGCCATTCGGGAATTCGGCCTCTACCGCTGGGACGAAAAATCCACAGAGGACAGGCCAATTAAGGAGAACGACCACGCGATGGATGATACACGTTACTTTGCAATGACAGTATTGCGCCGGAAAGTGCGGGATGATAACGGGGAGAAATACATCCCCCTGTGGGAGAGGTGATAGCTTGCTGACATATCAGGACTTGCTCGCCGTGGGCGAGAACGAACAGGACCGAATGGATTTTATCCGGCGGGTCATCAATGAGCACAAAGGCTCTGCGGCTTACCGGTTCGCGGTAGACGCACAGCGATATTACGACGGCGAGAATCCCACCATCAGCCGGTATGAGAAGATCATCTATGACCTTCAGGGACGCGCCCACCGGGACATGTACACGGCAAACCACAAACTCATGTCAAGTTTCTTTGGATTTGTCGTGCGGCAGGAGGCAAACTATCTGCTGGGCAACGGCGTGACCTTTCAGAAGAGGGAGACAAAGGCCAGACTGGGCGCTGACTTTGACCAGCGGGTCAAGGACGCAGGCAAGAGCGCCCTGGTATGCGGCGTGGCGTTCGGGTTCTTCAACCTGGACCGGGTTCAGGTGTTCGAGCTGACCGAGTTTGCGCCCCTTTACGACGAGGAAAACGGTGCCTTGATGGCCGGTGTGCGGTTCTGGCAAGTGGCAGACGATAAGCCGCTTCGTGCCACGCTGTACGAGCTGGACGGATACACCGAGTACATCCAGCGCAGCGGGGAGAACATGACCGTGCTGACGGACAAACAACGGTACAAGGTCAATGTCCGCACGGACGGCCTGGGCGCGGAGACCATTCTGGACGGTGACAATTATCCTGGATTTCCGATTGTCCCTCTGAAAAACGGCAAAAACTGCCGGTCGGAGCTGCGGGGACGGCGGAACACCGTGGACGCGCTGGACCTGGTCTGCTCCAACATGGTAAACAACGTGGACGAGGGCAACCTCATCTATTGGGTGCTGACCAATGCGGGCGGCATGAATGACTTGGACGACGTGAAGTTTTTGGAGCGTATCAAGACCCTCCACGTGGCCCACACCGATGACGAAGTGAACGCAGAGCCGCACACCATCGAGGCCCCCTTTGAGGGCACTAACGCAACCATTGACATGCTCAAGCGCAAGCTGTACGAGGATTTTCAGGCGTTTGACAGCGCCGCCGTGAGCGCAGGCAATCAGACGGCCACGGCCATCAAGGCCAGCTATGTGCCGCTGGACCTGAAAGTTGACGACTTCGAAAGCGACGTCACCGATTTTATCCAAGGCATCCTGGCGCTGGCCGGGGCGGACGATACGCCCAGCTATACCCGCAGCCAGATTATCAATAAGCCCGAAGAAACCCAGACCGTTCTGATGGGCGCGGAATACTACGATGATGAGTACATCACCAAGAAGTTGCTAACCATCAATGGTGACATTGACCAGTACGAGGACATGGCAAAGCGGAAGGCGGCAGAAGAGATTGACCGGAGCCAAATGGAGGTGGAATGATGGGAGCAATATCTAAGATTGCTGAAAAGTGCATGGCGTGCCCCAACGTTGATAAATGCTCTCACAAGCGGATGGAGGCATGCGCCAATTACGAGCATAGGAATATGGCCGAATCACTAGCGATGCCATCAAAATCAGATATGGCAGCCACCGTTCTCCGCGAAACGGTCAATACGATTGTCGATGGGCAGGTTGTGAAGGTTTACAAGGACGAGATTGAAAAAACACTATATAAGCACTTGTATGATGGCTTGGGTTGCGGATTTATCAATGGCGCATAGGGTGGCGAGATATGGCGAAAACGGACGAAGGCCACAAGCTGACCGACAAGGAGCTTTCGAAGCTGGAGCGGCGCATTACGAAACTTTACCGCGAAGCCGGGAAGGAATTGCAAGGAACCATCGACGCATATTTTGAGCAATTTAAAAAGCGCGATGAGGAAATGAAAGCGCTGATCGGCACGGTGCAGAACGGCAAGGAGTGGACGGAGGCCGACTATAAGCAATGGCGGCTCAATCAGATCGGTCGAGGGGAACGCTATCAGGCCATGCGCGACAAGGTGGCGCACCGCGTCACCGATGCGAACGCCGTGGCGGTGTCCTACACCAACGATGCAACGCCCGGTATCTACTCACTGAACCGCAACTATGCGGCGTACACCATCGAGAGCGTGGCTGGGGATGTAGGCTTTGATCTGTGGGACGAGCAGACGGTGAAGCGCCTGGTTGTGGAGCAGCCGGGGCTGATGCCGTATTACCCCAAAAATAGAGCATTGAAACGCGGCATTGCCCTTGCGTATGGCAAGAAGCAAATCACGGCCAGCGTCACCAGCTCCATCTTGCAGGGGAAAAGCATCAAGCACATGGCGGACGACCTGCAAAAACGTATCACCACCATGAGCCGCAATAGCGCTATCCGCACCGCGAGAACCGCCGTCACCGGCGCACAGAACGCCGGACGCATGGACAGCTACGCAGCGGCGGAGAAAATTGGCATCAAGCTCAAAAAACAATGGCTGGCCACGCTGGACAACCGGACGCGGCATTCACACGCCATGCTGGACGGCGAAAAGGTAGATCAAGATAAGAAATTCTCCAACGGCTGCCGCTTTCCGGGCGATCCGCAGGGGCCAGCGTGGGAGATCTACAACTGCCGCTGCACGCTTGTTGCGGATGTGGATGGGGTAGATACCTCCACAGGGCAAAGACGCGCCAAAAACCCCGTTACAGGCGAAACAGAGGTTATTTCTGACATGACCTATTCCGAGTGGGCGGAGCAGAAGCAAGCGGAAGACGCTGCGGCCTGGAATACATACATGAAGAAGGGCCGCAACCTTTCCACTGATACAAAACAGTGGCAGGAATACAAATCGGTTCTGGGAAACAAAGTTCCAAACACGGTTGAGAAGTTCCAGAATTTGAAGTATAATGAACCTGATAAGTGGGCCCAACTGAAAACCATGAAACGGCAAACCGTTTTTGTGAATAACGCCGAATGTGTGACAACGCCTAAAAAATACACCGGGTATTTCCTGAAAGATGGCGCAAAACACGCGGATCAATTTTTTGATGTTGGCTATACAGCGGATAACCCATTGCAGCTGCGTTATGATATGGCACGGCAGTTTGATATGAGCAAGGCTGTTGATGTGCAGGAGTTAAATGGCGGTGCGATAATGTTTAATATCTACATGACACTTGGAGTTACAAAACAGCGCACTTTTTTAACGGGATGGATTCAAGATACACCGGATAGCAAACCGAGGATCGTAACCGGATTCAGAAAAAACAAGGAGAATTCGCATGATTAACGAATATGACCGTGTAAAAATCATTGAGACAGGCGATGTCGGTATTGTTGTTGATATCCGGGAGACCAACGGCACGTTTTGTCTTGTTGAACGAGACGGTGACAATGAACTATTCGACTGCGCTGAAAGCGAACTGGAAAAACTATGAAAGTTGATTTCACAGACAACTCCAAAGAAGTCCTCGCTGCCATGCATGAGGCCGCTGCCAGGGCGCTGGAAAAGTGCGGGCTGGTTGCAGAGGGCTATGCGAAAAAGCTCTGCCCCGTGGACACCGGTAATCTGCGCAACAGCATTACCCATACGGTAGACGAGCAGGAACCGGCAGCGATCATCGGGACAAACAATGAATATGCCGCGTATGTGGAATTAGGTACCGGCAAATACGCGGAGGGCGGACGGCCGACGCCGTGGGTGTATCAGGACGCAAAAGGAAACTGGCACATGACCCACGGACAGCGGGCGCAGCCGTTTTTGAAACCTGCTGTTGCCGACCATGCCGCGCAGTATCGGGACATTTTGGAAAGTGAGCTGAAAAATGGATGAGAATACAAGAAAAGCGATACACAATTTATCGGAAGAAATTGAACGGTTTGGAAGCGTTTTGTCCGAAGCTCTGATTGAAGCGGTGAATGCTCTTCGTGACGCCTTTCCCGAATTCAAGGATGGTTGCGAAAACATCGTTGCTGGATTAGCGGGCTTTGTTGATAAAGCCATGAAAGCGATTCGAAATAGAGAAAGAGAGCGCAGAAAGTGGAGAAAAGCGCCTAACGCTCCCATTTTCCAATTGCTGCTGGATAAAAGAAAGAGGGTGCATCGGTGCAGGAACAACTGTTGACACCGAAAAAAGTTGAGGATATCGAGTCCGTGCTGGCCAAGGGCGACCGGGTGGAGCTGATACCAGTCAAAGACGGCGTAAAAGTTATAAAAATAAAACGGGAGGAGATAAGGAAAATTGGAAAGAGAGTGTAGTAGATTAATGTGCCCATTGCAAGACAATACTATGAATACATCAGATTGTCAGTGCACCGACACTTGCGAATGGTTTACTCCTAAGTTAATTCTCTGTTCATTCTGCAATACATTCCAGGCAACACAAGAAATAAGCGGGAAGCCAGTTTGCGGATTCTGTAAAACACAGATTGATATGAACAATCAATTATCAAAATTGCGGCAAGAAATTGATACAGGATTTAAAATACTGGAAAAGCAAATTTCATATAAACTTTAAAATAAATATCGTTTGGCGCTGATAAACGTTTCAGTGCAACGACCAAGCGGGGTCAGTTACCGAGGATTTCTCGGTGGCTGGCCCCGTATATTTTCGATAAAACCCGCGAGGTACAGCGGTTTTTATACAATCTATCGCCGCGACGAACTGCGGACGAAGGAAAGGAAGATAGAAAAATGGCACTTACACGCAAACTTTTGAAGGGGATGGGTCTCACCGACGAACAGGTGGACACCATCATCGAAGCGCATACCGACACCGTGGACGGATTGAAGGCGGATGTGAGCCGTTACAAGGCGGACGCGGAGAAGTTGCCCACAGTCCAGAAGGAATTGGACGACCTGAAAGCCGCCGGGGACGGCGGTTACAAGGAGAAGTATGAGAAGGAGCACAAGGCCTTTGACGACTTCAAGGCGGACATCACCGCAAAGGAGACCAAGGCCGCCAAAGAAAAGGCGGTAAAAGCCTATTACGAAAGCAAGAACATCACCGGCGACAATCTAACTATTGCTCTGCGCGGCAGCGGCGCGGAGATCGACGGCGTGGAGCTGGACGGCGACAAGATCAAGGACACCGCCGCTCTGGATGCGCTTGTGAGCGGTGCTTTTGCAAAGCTGGTCTCCACTACCACCACGAAGGGTGCCAATATCGCAAACCCTCCGGCGGGCGGAAGCCCCGGCACGATGACGAAAGCGGACATCTACAAAAAGGACGATCACGGCCACTATATGCTGTCCGCATCTGAGCGACAGAAAGCGCTTATGGAAAACCAAATTACTTAACAAGAAAGGATGAATTACATGGCTGCTACGAAAGTTGAGAGCCTGACCAACCCCCGCGATTCCCTGCCCAATACCTATACCAGCGTGACCGCCCGAGAGGTGGATTTCGTCACCCGTTTCAATGACAACTGGGATGCGCTGCGCAACATTATGGGCATTATGCGCCCCATCCGCAAGGCCCCCGGCACAAGCCTGATTTCTTACACCGCTGATGTGGCCCTGGAGGACGGCGACGTCGGCGCTGGCGAGGTGATCCCTTACAGCAAGGCGACGATTACCCAAGCGACCAAGGACGACCTGTCCATCAAGAAGTATGCAAAGGCTGTTCCTATCGAGGACGTTGACAAGTATGGTGCAGAGATCGCGGTGGAGAAGAGCGACGACGCTTTTCTGACCAAGCTCCAGAATGTGGTCCTTGGCAATTTCTATACTTTCCTGAACACCGGTTCTCTCACCGGAACCGCCGCAACCTGGCAGGCGGCACTTGCAAAGGCTCAGGGCGAAGTGCTGAACAAGTTTGCTGGTATGGCAAAAGACGTTACCTCCGTTGTGGGATTTGCTAACATCCTGGACGCATACGACTATCTGGGTGCTGCGGATATTTCCGTCCAGACCCAGTTCGGCCTGAACTATGTCAAGGACTTCATGGGGTACTCCACGCTGTTCCTGTTGCCCACCACCGTTTCCGGCAATAACGCTATTGCTCGCAACACTGTGATCGCAACGCCTGTGGAGAACATCGACCTGTACTATGCAGACCCCGGCGACAGCGAGTTTGCCAGACTGGGCCTGAATTACACCGTGCAGGGCGAGACAAACCTGATCGGTTTCCACGCCCAGGGTAATTACAGCACCGCCGTGGGCGAGAGTTACGCCATCATGGGCATGAAGCTGTGGGCTGAGTACTTGGACGGCATCGCCAAAATCACGGTCACCCCGGCCCCTTAAGCGCGCGCCTCTCGGGGCTGACGATTGGCGCGCTGACACTGACTCCGGCGTTTGACCCAGACACGACGGAGTATACAGCCACAACGACAAACGCGACCAACACGGTAACCGCGACCCCGGAGGACGCAAGCGCCACAGTGACCATCCTCAACGGAGAGACGCCTGTTGAAAACGGCACTGCGGCCACCTGGGCGACCGGAGCCAACACTTTGACTGTGAACGTGAAAAACGGCACGGCGGAGAAAGTATATACCGTGACCGTAACCAAATCGGCGTAAAAGGAGGACAGCGTGATGCTTGAAACGGTTTTGCAGAATTTGAACAACTGGTTTTTAGTTCCGGACGGCGTCCACGCCGGGGAGTTCACTGTGCAGGGCGGGCAGATCACGCTGCCCTTTCTGCAAACCGGCCAGTATTTCCGGGTGGTGGGTTCCGTATTCAATGACGGGCTCCACCAGTACCCGGTGGCAGACCTGACCGACGAGACGTTTACCGGCTCCGTGTGGGCGCTGGCTGTTCCGAAGGCGGTGATTGAATTGGCCGAAGAAATCGACGCATGGCAGACGAAGAACGGGGATCCAGGGCCGTTTACCTCAGAATCATTTGGCGGCTACTCCTACAGCAAAGCCACCAACGCCAGCGGCATGGCCGTCGGCTGGCAGGATGTATTCAAGAGCCGCCTGAACGACTGGCGGAGAATTAGGGGGATCTGATGAGCCTTTTAGATGATTTTTCCCGCACCTGTGTATTCATGGAAAAACGCCGGGTATCGGACGGTGCGGGCGGTCACTTTGTAGAGTGGGTGGAGGGCGCTGAGTTCACCAACTACCAGGCACTGGATACCTCCATGGAGGCCCGCAGAGCGGAAAAAGAAGGCGTGACCAGCCTGTATTCCGTCCTGGTAGACAAGGCCATGCCCATCGAGTACAACGACGTGTTCAAAGACAAGACCACCGGCGAAACCTACCGCGTGACCTCAAATCCGGAGAACAAGCAGGCCCCCAAGTCCTCCACGATGCAGCTAAAATACTTTACGGCGGAAAGGTGGGCGTTGACCACATGACCAAAAACAAAGCCCTCTACGCCTGGTTCAACGAGTTCATGCCCTTCTACCGAGCGTCCAGCGTGCCAGACGATGTGGTCATGCCTTATGGCACCTATGAGTATATCGACAGCGCTTTTGATGCCGGGGAGGTCGGCCTGACGGTCAATCTGTGGTTCCGCACGGAGAGCGAAGCTGTCCCAGACGAGAAGGCCCAGGAGTTGTCCAAGCGCATCGGCTACGGTGGCGTGTATCTGCCCTGCGACGAGGGCTATATCTGGCTCAAGCGCGGTTCCCCCTGGTGCCAAAGCCTAACCTATGAGGAAGACCCGGCCATTAAGCGCCGGTACATCAACATTACCGCTGAATACCTGACATTCAGCTGAAAGGAGACCCAATATGGGCAAATTTACCGCGATCCCGCAGAGCACCTTTGAGGAATTGCAGCTCGACGCGGGTGTCATCCTGAAAAACTTTACCCCGGCTACTCCCGCCGCACCGAAGGACGAGGACATTGTGTGTGCCACAACCGGCGGCATCAATGTGTCTTGCGTCCCTACTTACTCCGACATGGGAGAGGACGTGGACAACTGCCCTGTGAATATGATGGAACTGAAGCATCTGGACGGTTGGGATTGCAAGATGGCCTTTACCTCCCTTGGAACATCCACGGAGTCCATCCGGCTGGCCCTGGGCGCGGCAGACATTGACACTACCGACAGGAGCAAAATCACCCCCCGGCGAGACCTGAAGCAGACCGACTTTGCAGACCTGTGGTGGGTTGGCGACCGGGCCGACGGCGGAATGGTGGCTATCTGCCTGAAAAACGCCCTGTCCACCGGCGGCTTTACTCTCCAGACCACCAAAAACGGCAAGGGCAAGGTGAGCGTGGAGCTGACCGGCCATGTGTCCATGTCCGCTCAGGACGAGATGCCCATGGAGTTTTACAGCGCGGCTCCTGCGGAGGTGGGCGGCTGATGAAACTATCTGACGTAAAAGGTGATCGCACCCTGGAAGTAATCGCAGATCTGATCGAGCCAATCTGCAACATTGCGGAGGACGAGAACGCCGCCGCCCTTTTTAAGCGGGAACAACTGCCGGATGGCATGACAGCCAAGAAGTTCCTTTTACAGAAGGCAAAAAAGGCCGTTCCCGCCCTTCTGCGCGGTCATAAGGGCGATGTAATCTCCATCCTGTCCTCCATTGAGGGAACAAGCCCGGAGGCTTACACGGGCGCTCTGAGTCTGGTAAAACTGACCAAGGATTTTATTGACCTGATGACAGACGAAGCGTTCACGGAACTTTTTATCTCAGCGCAGAGCACAGAAAAACTCTCTGGCTCTGCGCAGGAGAATACCAAGGCCCCCGTAGCGTAAAGGCGTTCCTGCGGTATGCCCTTGCCCGCGCCAAACAGGACAGCGTGGACAAGGCATACCGGGTCTATGTGACAGACGCGCTCAAAGCAATCGCGGAAAACACGGCGCGGTACGTGGGGGGCGGCTATATCAAGGCGCGGTATGCCGACCTCATAGAGCCGAAGCCAGAGGAAACCAGGACGCCGGAGCAGATCGTTGACCGAATGAAAGAAAAAATCGCAAAGGTCGGAGGTGAGGACAATAAACCTGTTTGACTTGTATGCAAAAATTACGCTGGACACCAGCGGATACGAAAATGGGCTGGACAATGCTTCCGGCAAAGCGTCCGGCTTTGCCGACAAGTTGAAAAGCGGCCTTGCTACTGCGGCAAAGGTGGGAGCTGCGGCTTTGACAGCAGCGGCTACTGGCATGGCGGCGCTGACAAAGGCGTCCATTGACCAATATGCCGAGTATGAGCAATTAGTGGGTGGCGTCGATACCCTCTTTAAGACTGCATCGGACAAGGTGCAGGAGTACGCCGCAAACGCATACAAGACGGCTGGCATGAGCGCCAACGAATATATGGACACGGTGACCAGCTTTTCGGCCTCCCTGCTCCAGAGCCTTGGCGGAGATACAGAAAAAGCAGCTCAAAAGGCGGACCAGGCCATCACCGACATGGCAGACAACGCCAATAAGATGGGCACCGGCATGGAGATGATACAGAACGCCTATCAGGGTTTTGCAAAGCAGAACTACACCATGCTGGACAACCTAAAACTCGGGTATGGCGGCACCAAAGAGGAAATGGAGCGTCTGCTTGCGGACGCGGAGAAGCTGTCTGGGCAGAAGTTTGATATTTCATCTTACTCCGACATCGTAGACGCCATCCATGTGGTGCAGACGGAAATGGGCATTACCGGGACAACGGCAAAAGAGGCTGCGTCTACTATTCAGGGCAGCGTCAGCGCGGCAAAGTCCGCATGGAGCAACCTGATAACCGGCATTGCAGCCGACAACGCAGACCTTGATACGCTGATTGGCAATTTTGTCAGCAGCGTGGAGACGGCGGCTGGAAATATTATTCCGCGCGTTAGTGTCATGTTGGGCGGCATTTCACAGCTTGTTACATCTGCATCTACCACTATTATCCCGATGGTCATAACAACCATCACAGACAACCTGCCTGCGCTTTTGCAGGCGGCGGTTGCGCTTGTCGGCGCATTGGGACAGGGTATCATTGATAGCCTACCTGCAATTACGCAAGCAGCAATCGACATTCTTTTCTTCCTTGCGAATGGCCTGATAGAAAACCTGCCCACGCTTATTGACGGCATTGTGCAAGTGACTTTGACGATTGTGCAGATGCTGACAAGCCCGGACTTTTTGACGCAACTCATTGAAACGGCAATCTTGCTGATTATGACGCTTGCGCAGGGCCTGATTGACGCGATTCCGCAGCTTATCGCGGCAGTACCTATGATTATTGGCAACTTGCTCGCCGCAATCATTGTAGAGCTGCCGAACATTATCCAGATGGGCATTGATCTTCTGTTTGCGCTGATTGACGGAATTATCAAGTGCATCCCGGAGCTGGTCGCGGCAGTCCCTACGCTGATTATTGCGTTCGTCAACGGCATCGTGAACAACCTTGACAAGATCATCCTTGCAGCGCCGCAGATCATTGTATCGCTGATTACCGGCATTATCGGGGCAATCCCGGAATTGATTGCAGCCGTCCCGCGCGTTATCGCTGCTATTGCCGACACAATCAGAAACTACGACTGGGGCGGCATCGGTAGAAACATCGTTCAGGGGCTGAAAGACGGTATCGCCGGAATGTGGGACAATATCAAGGATTGGTTCAACGAAAAGGTGAATAGCCTTGTCGGCGGCGTGAAGCGCATTTTGGGCATCCACTCCCCTTCCAAGGTCTTTGCCGGAATCGGCGGTTTCATGGCCGAAGGTCTGGGCGAAGGCTTTAGCGATGAATTCGCGTCTGTGAAAAATGACATTGAAGGCAGCATGAATTTTGACGCTGGAACCATTACAGCAGATGCAAACATCAGCAGAAACTATACAAGTGGCTCTTACGGAGCGGCAAGCACAAGCGGGGGTGGCGATTCCGGCAGAATTGTAATGCTGCTGGAACAGTATTTGCCTATGTTGGCAAATATGAAAGTCATCATGGACAGTGGCCAGGTTATCGGTTTGCTTGCCCCAGGCATGGATGAAGAACTGGCCAAAATCAATGCAAGGAAGGCAAGGGCTGTATGATAGGAAAAGTATTTTTTGACGGAAAAGACACTTACACAGAATACGGCCTGCTTCTTGCGAGCAAGTCCATTTCTTTGCCGGAAGTCCGCACGAATATGATTGATGTTCCGGGCCGGGACGGTCTGCTGGACGCTTCCGAGGTGTTGACCGGCGAAGTGACCTACAAAAACCGCACCATTGTACTGAAGCTCACCGGCGTGGACACGGTTAGCGGCAAGAAATGGCCTGCCACAATTTCTGACTTTTGCAACAAAGTCCACGGAAAGCGCGTGAAAGTGACCTTCCCCGAGGACACCGCCCATTATTACAGTGGGCGGTGCTCCGTTGGGCAGGTGGAGCTTGTCAAAATAAAGCAGACAATACCTGTTACTGTTGATTGCGATCCGTGGAAATACAAGAACGCAAAAACCACGGTCACGGGGACCGTGCCCGAATCGGGCACGCTGTCCCTGACCCTGGCCAACGAGCGCCGGCCGGCGGTGCCCACCGTGGAGGTGTCGGCGGCTGCAACGCTGACCCTCGGCGGCAAGGACATCGCGGTGGCAGCCGGCAGCCATCGCAGCCTGGACATCCGTCTGGCGGCGGGCAGCAACACCCTTGCCGTCACGGCCGCAGCCGGGACCACAGTGTCCGTCACCTATCAGGAGGCATCGCTATGAGCTACACTGGCGCGGTATGCGGCAAGGCTATTGCCGGGCTTGCCGTCTGTGGCACGGACCCCCAGGAGACTGCGCAGGGCTTTGTCGGTTATCAACTGCGTTACGGGGATTACATCCTGTACGATCCGCGCGGCGCCAACGAGACGGACCGGCTGCGCGCCTCGGCGGCGTCGGTGGACCTTACCGCCGGCAAGGCGGGCTCCATGGCGTTCACGCTGCCGCCGGATCACCCCTACCGGGACAAGCTGCCCTATATGCGCCCCGGGCTGGAACTGCTGCAGGGCCGCTATGTGGTGTGGCGGGGCCGCATCACCTCCCAGGTGTGCGATTTCACCAACAGCCTGAAGATATCGGCGGAGGGCATCATGGCCGTGCTGAACGATACCACAGTGCCACCGTTCACGTTTCCGGACGATTTCGCCGATGAGGCAGACTATCAGGCGGCCGCCAACAGCGGCAACGTGGTGGATTACCTGTTCCGCTGGCTCCTGACGCAGCACAATGCCAAGGCCTCAGCCGAACAGCAGATCAAGCCCGGCGTGTGTACGGTGACGGATGCCAACAACTACATCACCCGCAGTTCCACCAAGTATCTTACCACCATGGATGCCCTGACCTCCAGGCTTTCCGGATCGTCCCTGGGCGGGTATCTGCTGATCCGCTACGAGTCGGACGGCAACTACCTGGATTACTACGCAGATCTTCCGCTCACCAATGCCCAGGCCGTTACCTTCGGGGCAAACCTCCTGGACCTGGAGCGCCAGCTCACCGGCACCGGCATCTACACCGCCATCCTGCCGGTGGGCAAGGACGGCCTGACCATCACGGAGTTGGCCGACGGAGATCTAACGGACGATCTGGTCAAGGAGGGCCCTTACGTCTGGTCTCGGGCGGCCGTCCAGAAGTACGGCTGGATATGCCCCGGTCCCACAGACTGGCAGGACGTCACCGTTGCCGCGAATCTCCAGTCTTATGCGGCGGCCCGGCTGGCCACATCCGGCTGGGCACTGGAGGAATCCATCACCTGCAAGGCCATCGACCTACACGTTACGGATGCCGCTGTCGCTGCCTGGCGGGTAGGCCGGTACACCATGCTGGCCACCACGCCCCACGGCATCCGGGCGGCCATGCCTCTGCTGCAAATGCACATTGATCTCTTGGACCCGGCGCAGACCACCGTCACCATGGGCCGGACGCGGCGTACCTTTACCGGCGACGTGGAGGACGAGCGCAACCGCGTATCCCAGGGCATGGAGGAGGTACGGCAGGAGACCGAGGAGCGGATCAACACCGTGCAGCAGATCCTCACCGAACGTATGACGCAGATCTCCCAATCGGACCGGCAGATCCTCCTGGAGGCGCTGGAGCAATATGTGGAGATCGGGGATTTCGAGTCCTACAAGCGTGTCATGGATGCCACACTGGCCGTTCTCCCCGACCAGATCCGCATGGAGGTCTCTGAGGAGATCACGGAGCAGGTGGAGGACGCCACCGGAGACATCCGGCAGTCCGTCCGCACCATGAACCAGTATATGTCCTTCACGGCCGCCATGGGGATGTTGCTGGGCAGTGAGGGCGATCCCGTGAAAGTGCAGATCAACAACCAGGGCCTGAACATCCTCCGGGAGACGCTGGCTCTGCTATCCATCAATCAGCGGGGCGTATACACGCCATCTCTGTATATCCGCCCCATGGACCCGGACGATCCCACCGCCGGGTGCCTGTATCTGGGCAATCTGGTGGTCCGGGTGAACCCGGACGGCTCCGTGGTAGGCGCGAGGGGGGTGAATGCCAATGGGTGAGCTGTACGGCTCCAAATCCACATACGGCTGGCAGCTGTGGCTTGGGTATACCATCCAGCAATCCCGCAGCAACAACCGCAGCACCATTGCCCTGTCGCTGCAGATCTACGACGGCACCGGCGAGAGCTATAACCAGGCGGCCAACAGCTGCTATTACGTCTTACAGGGCACCAAGGTGTACCATCCCTACAGCTACACCGCCAAGGGCTGGTACGATCTGGGCACCAAGACCATCACCGTGGACCACGATGCCAAGGGCGAGGCCACGGTAACACTGTCCGCTGAGTGGCACAGCGGCTTTACCTCTCAATGGACGCCAGCGTCTCTGTCTGTATCCGGCAAGGTCACGCTGCCTACCATCCCCCGGGCATCCTCTTTGGCTGTCCCGGCCCTGACGTTGGGCAGCCCTGCCACACTGACCGTCACCAAGGCAGACAGCAGCTACACACACAAGATCACCTACGCCTGGGGCACGCACTCCGGCGTGGTGTCAGCAGAGACGGGCGCGACGTCCATTACCTGGACGCCGCCCCTGGAACTGGCCAGCGACATCCCCAACGCCGCCAGCGGTGTGGGTACCCTGACCATTACCACATACAGCGGTGATACGGCCTTGGGCAGTCAGTCCTATAGCTTTGCCGCCTCCGTGCCCTCCAGCGCGGCCCCTGTGGCCACCGTGGCGCTCTCGGACGCTGGGGGGTATGCAGATACCTACGGAGCCTACGTGCAGACCAAGAGCCGCCTAAAGGCCGTCACGACGGCCAACGGGAAATACGGGGCGACGGTCAAGGGCTATACCCTGGCTATCTCCGGCCTGACGGCCACCGGGGCCACAGCCACTACTGGCGCGCTGCCGGAGTCCGGCGCGGTGGCCTATGCCGTCACCGTTACAGACTCCCGGGGGCTGTCCACCATCCTACGAGGGACCATCACCGTGCTGCCCTACGCCGCGCCCGGTGTGCGATCCATCAGCACCGCCCGCTGTGATGCAGACGGCACGGACAACCCCGCCGGAGATCATGCCAAGGTGTCCTTTGTGGGCGCGGTGGCGCCGCTGGCCAGCCAGAACACGGCCGCCTATGTCATCCGCTACCGGGCCCAGGGGGCGGACACCTGGAGCTCCCAGGCCGTGCCGGACGCCGCCGGGCAGTATACACCCAGCGCCTACGGCGTCATCCCGGCCGCGGTGGACACCGTCTATGAGGTGTGCATAGCCGTCACCGACGCACTGGGCAGCACAGCCAGCCTGATTGTGGTGCTGCCATCGGCGCAGGTGCTGTTCCGGACGGCGCCGGCTGTGGACGGTCTGTCCATCGGCCAGTATCTGACCGAGGCGGCCACGCTGATTGTGGGCGGACTCATCAAGCACCTGAAGCTGCCCGGTCCCGCGGCGGTGTTGTTCGACGGCAAGTCCCTCCTGGACTACCTCCACCCCGTCGGCAGCATCTACCAGTCCACGGATGCCACGCCTCCAGCGGACCTGTTTGGCGGCACCTGGGAGCAGATCAAGGACAGGTTCCTCTTGGCGTCAGGCGACTCCCACGCGGCTGGCTCCACCGGCGGCGAGGAGGAGCACATCCTGACGGCGGCGGAGATGGCAAACCACACCCACGGCTACGATTACACGGGCCAGAGCATTACGGAGGGCGTCAACGCCATCCGCCTGTATCAGGCCGCGAGTACCCAGTACAACGCTTACACGGGCAAGGCCACGTCCAACTGCGGCGGCCAGGCCCACAACAATATGCCGCCGTACCTGGCCGTGTACACATGGCGCAGGACGGCATAAAGGGGGGTTACAGATGGCGCTAAAAAAGACAAATTATGTAAACGGGAAAACGGTTATAACTGCGGAAAACTTAAACGATATACAAGATGCAATTATCGCACTGGAAAGCGCTGGTGATGACGGCACTCACCCCGTTTATTACATTGTCCTTGCTGGCAGCTACCCAAACTACACCTGCCCGGTGGCGATGGCCGACATCAAGGCGGCGTATGAGGCGGGTAAGGTGCTGGAATGCCGGTGCGCGATGGGACCATACACCGCAACGCTGCCACTATTCGTCCCAATGCCCAGTGCAAACACATGGATATTCTCCGGCTCCGGTGCGCTGACCGCAATGGATTTCCCGGCGCAATCGCTGACTATCGCCATCGTCAATGGCACCGTGCAGGCAAGTGATACGCGACTGGCATCCAAAGATGATATCCCCGCCGCTCTGCCCAATCCCAACGCTCTGACGGTTAAGATTGGCAGCACTATCGTGACTTATGATGGCAGCAGCGCCCAGACCGTGGAGATAGCGGACGGCACGGAGGTGAGTTACTGATGCAAAAGAAACTGTATGAAGAAGCCTCCGTACAGGCGATTGCAAACGCCATCCGGGCAAAGAACGGCGAGGCGACCACCTACAAAATCGGGGAGATGGCAGATGCTGTGCGGGCGCTCTCCGGGAGCGAAGCAGTCGAATGGCATCAGTGCCCGGAAGCGGTACGCAATTACCTTGCCAACGTGACCTATGACCCGAGCGACTATACGTCCTCGGCCATTGAGACCTATGCCACAGGAGACGTGCAGAGCAACCCAAACGGCGTGCAGGCTGGCGGGGTAGCGCACTACAACGAGGTGCCAAACGTAGAGACGCCGTGGGCAGCAGGCGGAAAGGCCGGGACGTTGAAACCACTGGATGCCGTGCGATGGATCAAATCGCCGACGCGGAACGCGAGAGACCTTGGAGGGTGGCCATGCGACGGGGGAACAGTACAATACGGCAAGTTGTTCCGCGGCGGTGAGGTGGCAACGAGCGACACGGAGTTTGTTAGGACACTGCACGACGAAATCGGCATCCGCGCCGAGCTGGAACTGCAGGGGACGGATGTGGCAGAGGATTACTCTGTAATCGGATCGGATGTGGACTTCTGTTGCCCGACGGATGGAGGTTCCTACTGGGCCTACTATTCCATCACAAGCAAAGCGTCTATGAGACAGGCGTTCCGTTTTATCTTTGACAGCGTCGCCAGAGGCAGACCTGTGTATTTCCACTGCTCAGCTGGGGCGGACCGGACCGGCACAATCGCGTGCTTGATCGAGGCACTCCTCGGCATGAGCCAGAGTGACATTGACCGGGATTACGAGTTGACATCCTTCAACGGAGCTACCTATTTGCGCAAACGCTGTGGCCGCGAGTACGCAACAGATCAGTGGGAGTGTGGCTACAAAAACCTGATTACAGCGATCACCGCACTCAGCGGTCAGACATTCCGCGATAAGGTGATAAATTACATTGCCTCGCTCGGTTTTACCGCAGCGGAGATCAATGGATTCCGCGCGGCCATGATCGATGGTACGCCTGAGACGGTATCGCCCGTTGTGGCGACGTACACGGTAAGTAAGTCCATCAGCGGTGCGGAGATCAGCAACAGCGCGACAAGCGCGACGCAATATCAGCCGTACTCGGCAGAGATCGCACCGACCGGCGGGAAGGTCATCAGCAGCGTAAAAGTCATGATGGGAGGGCAAGACGTCACAGCGGAAGTATTTTCCGGGACGCAAGCGATCCGGCGGTACGCTGTGACCAAAACGCTGAAAAACTGCACGATCGACAACGCAAAAAAAGCGGCAGTAGACGGAGAAGGGTATGGCGCGACGATCACTCCCGTAGGCGGGTATACGCTTACCGGGGCGACGATAACAATCGTGATGGGAGGTGTCGACGTGTCGACATATTATTCTGGGGGCAAAATCGCGATCCCAAGTGTGACCGGGGACATTGCTATCACAGTGACGGCAGTGCCAACAACATCGGCTTATACAAACCTATTTGATCCAAGTGGCATCCACGCAGGATATCGTATCAACAGCGGCGCGGCGCTGGAAGCCAACTCTTCGCAGAATGTATCGAACAATATTGATCTCGGCGGAAGCGGCGTAACCGTGCGCATAAAAGGGTCTAAAGCAAACACGGATGCGTCAACATATCGAATCTGCTACTTCAACGGGAACAACTGGACCGGAGCAATACACCTTCAAAATGCTGATGGGTACGCTTATGATGCCGTAACAGACACGATTACTTTCACGAGCAGCAGCAATGTGCTTCACACAAAGCTCAGGTTCAGTTATCCTTCGACAACAGATTCGGCGGCGATTGTGGTGACGGTCAACGAGCCGATTACATAAAAGGAGGGCGATTAGCCCTCCTGCTTGAGCGCCTGCGTTATCAGGTGCTCGATGTAGTTTGAGACGCTGCGGTCCTCCGCTTCTGCGGCGGCCCGGTGATTGTCACAGTCAACGAGGAAATCGTTAACAAACAGGTGTGGGTGGGTACCCCCATGCAGTTCGGCAATGAGATCAAGCAGAACATGGCCAATGTCTTTGTGCAGGCCCCCAACGGCACCCTGTACACCATCGCCGTGGACAACAGCGGCAATCTGTCGGCCACGGCATTCACGCAGTAATCACGCCGCCCAGAGCGGCAGGAAAGGAGATTTTACATGAAAGAAAACACGATCAAGGCCGCGCTGGCGGCCGCGCTGGGGGCGCTGTGCGCCTACGGAGTGCAGCTGCTGGTGCCGGTGCTGGTGCTGGTGGTGGTGATGCTGCTGGACTACGCCACGGGCATGACCAAGGCATGGAACGCCGGGGAGCTGTCCTCCCGGGTGGGCCTGCGGGGCATCCTGAAGAAGGTGGGCTACTTGGTCATCGTCGCCGTGGCCGCTGTGGTAGACTGGCTGCTGCGCTACGGAGCCGACACCCTGGGCTGGGACTGGCCGGTGGAGTTCCTGTTTGCCAGCATCGTCATCATCTGGCTGGTGATCAACGAGCTGCTGTCCATCCTGGAGAA